CCAACTGAAAGGAAAGACCATGAACTCCAAAACCTTCACAATGTTCGATATATATGACGAGATGGTTGTCGTCAGCGTCAACCCTGAGAATGCAGACTACACAAATCCCCGTGGGGAGCGGCACGGTCTGATCTACTTTGTGGCGGCAACAAACGAGTACGGTGACCGCCTGCAACACAACCGCTCTTTCCGCACCGAGGGCGAGGCCGTGGCGCTTCGCAACAAGGTCTGGCAGCACGTAGAGGCAGGCGGCAAGCTGGACGGCAAGTGCTGGACGCCCGGTCGGGCGGTGTACGGGTCTGATGCCTACGTTGCTTACGGTCAAGACGACGACTGCGCATGGGAGCGCCGGTGCGACGAGGACGAGGCAATGGGTCTGCGTTGATCCACTATATGAGGACTAGCAAGTTGACAAAGAAGATAGAGCCAGCCAAGAGGCCGGTCGGCAGGCCACCAGCGCCGCCAACCGTGCCCCTGCACATCCGCGTCCGCACCACCATGCGCGACTACTTTATTGAAATAGGCGGCACCCGTGCGTTCAGGCGCTGGCTGACCGAGAGGGCGGCGAAGGAAGGGAAAACCCTTGATTGAGGCACAAGCAAGGCCCGTGCCAAGTTGACAAAAGGGCCATAATTTCTGTAGTGCACCAATTTGGTGAAACCGCACAGAACCTCGCAGGAGGCTCGATCAGGAAGGCTCTGGTGGGGTAGTGGCTTAAAAAGATTTCGACGCCTTCTAGACCCCATTGCGGCCCTTCTAGGGGCATACGGGTTAACCCCTGATTTGTGGATAACTCGGCCTTTTTGGCCAAATTCTGTGGGGATAAAGTTCGTTTGAGGTGTGGATAAGCGGTTATGCACAGGGGTGTGGATAACAACAACCTGTGGATAACGCAAAAACGTATGTGAGCGGTCGCTTCAGAGTTGTTTGGGCCAATTCCGCTTTATATAGGGGCCAATGCAATACCCTTCAGTTCTTGTCGGGATTGAGCGATAGCGATTGACAACCTAATTGTTTGCCTACGATAATCAAGGCACACCAACCGAAAGCAGACCATGACCATCGCCCGACTCAACTACCTCCGAAACATGCTGTCCAAGTACACGACGGCTTACTACAAGTCCATCGACAGTGGCAAGGGACTGTCCAGCCGCATGTACGGGTGGATAGATGAGTACAACGATGCGCGGTACTGCCGCGTCTGGATGCTCTACTGCCGCGACAGTGGGTGTGACCCAATGCACAACGCCTACGACCTGTTCGCCTGATCAACCAACCCCGGAGCTACTTCATGAACTTTGACTACGCAAAGCGCCACGCCAACGCCATCGTGGCCCCGGTAACGCAGCATCCCAAGAGGGTTGGATGCGTGCAAATCGAGTTCCTGCGTTGCATGGTTGATCACGGGGGCTGCACCAATAGCGGCTGGACTTGGGGTGCTCACTCCCTGCACAACCGCGTATTGGCTTCGCTGGTGCGGCGTGGCTACGCCAAACTGGTGTTTCAAGGAATGTATTCGCACCATGAGATTACGGAAGACGGTCGTCAGGTAGTCGGATTAGGGAAAACCCCTAGTAAATAAACTAGACCACAGTGTAATTTAAGGTTACACTACCATCACTGCAATCAAGCAGGCAAACAGAAAGAAAGCGAATCATGGAATCACTTTTGGTCACCATTAAGACAGTTTACGGCAAGGAAATGATTTACCCCGCAAACGTGGTCGCACAAATATTTGCTGACATTGCCGGCCAAAAAACACTGAGCCGCGCCACCCTAAAGCACGCCCAATCGCTGGGCTTCAAGGTCGAAGTCAAGCAGACCGCCGCACTGGATTTGTCATGAGAGCGCCCGGACAAGTATGGCCCCCAGTATCTGTTACCACTGGCGTCATTGACGCTGATGGTTACGATTCGGCAGGTTTTGACGCCAAGGGTTATGACATTTGGGGTATTGACCGCCAAGGGTTTGACGAGACTGGCCGTTACGCCGCAGGAGATTTTGAATGATTAATTTGACCCCCCATGCCATCACACTGCGGACACCCGCAGGTGATGTGGTGTACCCACCATCAGGCCAGTTGGCCCGAGTCTCCACCATTGCCACGCTTACGGGCGCGGTGGTGGCCGGCGTCCCGGTCGTCCGCAACACCTACGGCCCGGTAACGGGTCTGGTGCGCGACTCGCACGGCATACCAGTGCCCTGCATTGTCAGCGGCATGGTGCTGGGCGCACTGCCTGCCGGTACGCCGAATGTGTACGCCCCGGCAACGGGCGCAACTGCAATCCGCGAGGGCGGTCAGGTGGTGGCGGTGACCGAACTGGTGGCAGCATAATGGATCAAGAATCAACCCTGAGCAAATGGATCATTGGTACAATGTTCGTTGCGTTTCTGGTGGCGTTATGCCTGCTGCCAGACCTTATTTAGCGAATGGAAAGCGAATGGAAACCAATTCGGTTTAAGCTGGTTACATCAAACAATACGGAGAGAGAAAATGGCAGAACGAATTTATGTCGTCCACGGGCAACAAGGCACGCGGCTAGTCAACGCAAGCTTGCGCCAGCAGGCCCTGAGCCACGTAGCAAACAAGATGTTCAGCGTCTCGGTGGCAAGTCAGACGGATCTGGTCAAGCACCTCACCGCAGGGGTCAAGGTCGAGCAGTACCTCGCACCAGAGGCGGAAGAGTAGCAAGTCGGTTACTATGCGGCAACCAAGGACAGGCCATGAAACCAGCCGCAAAGCCATCACAACGCCCCACAGCAGCCCCGAAGCCAAAAGCCAAGGGGGTGGTAGCCAAACAGCCTGTGGCGGCTCCTAAGAAGATCGGCAGACCAAGCAAATACACCCCAGAGCTTGCAACACAGATCTTCAATCGCATCTCCGCAGGAGAGCCACTACTGCAAATATGCAAAGAGCCGGGAATGCCAGATAGACAGACGGTTTACGATTGGTTGGGTCGTGACCCTGTCCTTTCCTTACAATTCACCCGCGCACGCGACGCCGGATGTGATGCCATGGCGGAGGAAGCGTTAGTGATCGCTAACACTCCGCATGTTGGGCAAAAGAAGGTGTTCAGTTCTGGGGGTGATGAGGACGGCGTGACTGTGACTGAGGAAGATATGCTTGGCCACAGGAAGCTCCAAATTGAGACCCGCCTCAAGCTGCTGGCTTGCTGGAACCCCAAGAAGTACGGCACCAAGGTGGCGCTGGGCGGGGATCCCGGGAACCCGATACAGGTTGAGGCTCAAGTGGAGGCTGATGGGTTTCTTGCTGCCATCATGAAAAACGCCGAGCTTAAGAAGCAAGTCAAGGCGCATGAGTGACATTGCGCAGATAGTCTCGGACCCGGAGGTCAAGAGGCATCTTGCGCTGGCCAGCCCTGAGTATCGGCTTGCGTGGTCGTGGAGGATGTCGTGGTTTGCGTTGCAGCATGAGCATCAGGTCCTACCGCCGGGGGACTGGTGGTCTATATGGCTGATGCTGGCTGGGCGGGGGGCTGGGAAGACCCGCACGGCTGCCGAGCAGATAGCGTGGTGGGCATACGAGCAGCCGGGCACCCGTTGGCTTGTGGCCGCCCCTACGAGCGCTGACGTCCGGGGGACTTGCTTCGAGGGCGACTCGGGGCTGATGACCATCATCCCTAAGTCACTGGTGGCGGACTACAACAAGACCGCCCATGAGCTTCGACTGACCAACGGCTCGCTGATCAAGGGCATCCCGGCATCCGAGCCTGAGAGGTTCCGGGGGCCGCAGTTCCACGGGGGCTGGTGCGACGAGCTTGCGGCGTGGGACTACATACAAGAGGCGTGGGACCAGATCCAGTTCGGCATGAGGCTGGGCAAGCGCACCCGGATGATTTGCACCACCACCCCGCGCCCCAAGGACCTGATCATTGAGTTGATCGGGCGAGAGGGTGACGACGTCGTGATGACGACCGCCTCGACCTACGCCAACCTGTCCAACCTGAGCGACAACTTCAGGAAGCAGATCCTCGCCTACGAGGGCACCAAGCTGGGCCGGCAGGAGATCTACGCCGAGATCATCGACCCCGAGGAGGGCGGTATCGTCAAGCGGGACATGTTCAAGCTCTGGCCAGCGGGTCTGCCGTTCCCCAAGTTTGAGTACATCATCCAGTCCTACGACGTCGCGACCAGTGAGAAGGCGCAGAACGACCCGACCGCCTGCATCACCTTTGGCGTCTTCAAGCCGCAGGACAGCCCCATGAGCGTCATGGTGATCGACTGCTGGCAGGAGCGCATGATGTACCCCGACCTGCGCCCCAAGGTGATCGAGGAGTACGAGACGGTGTTCGGGGAGGGCAAGGACCGCAAGCGGGTGGACCTGTTGCTGATAGAGGACAAGAGCGCCGGGATCAGCCTGATCCAAGACCTGCAACGCGCCCACCTGCCTGTCAGGGCGTACAACCCCGGACGGGCGGACAAGCTCCAGCGCCTGAACATTGTGTCCAACATCATTGCCCGTGGTCGGGTGTGGGTGCCCGAGTCGGACAACAGGAAGGGGTATGTCAAGGACTGGGCGGAGGGGTTCATCAGCCAGATCTGCTCGTTCCCCGAGACGACCCATGATGACCTTGTGGACGCCTGTACGCAGGCCCTGCGCTACCTGCGCGATGCTGGGTGGCTGGAGATTGACCCACCGCCTGATGACGCATGGGACGAGGACGACTATGCCGACACTGGCCGACAACGAAAGGTGAACCCTTATGCAGCTTGATCCCAAGGTAGAGATGTGCGCCAACCGCTTTGAGTTGATAAGTCGGTGGGGGCAACCTGTAGACAAGGCGTGGGCGCGGAGTATGTTTGAGCTTTGGCTTGCCCAGCGTGATGATGCGCCTCAGAGTTATGATGCGGCAAAGCAAACACTGGGGCAAACATGATTGACAAGATCCGGCCAATAAATTTACCCAAACTAAATCTAATGGAAACCGAGTCGGTTCCTAAGAAGCAGTCTTTGAAGGAATGGGCAGCCGCCGGGGGTGGTGTTCCTACGCAGTACAAGGGGCGTGAGCATGTCTGGCGCGGCAAGGTGAAGAGGTTTGCCGAGGGTGGCGAGATCCGCATGGGCATTGGTGGCGCTATTAAGAAGGGCATCAAGTCTGCAATTGAAGCGCCGACCATCATTGTCCCAAGCCGGTTGAGTGAAACCAAAGAAGCCATTCGAAAAAGTTCTGGGGACTATGCGGCAAGGCGGCTTGAGCGTGCGGCCGACGAGATCCCCAATCTTGAGAAGCTGTACAAGGAAGAGGCCATCCGGCGGGCCTTCACTGGCGACAACGCTAAGGCTGTGGCAACTATGAATCCAAAGGATTTCCAGAAGTACGCCAGAGAGTTGGAGAAACAATCCAGTTCCAGTGTTGGTCCGTATGCGGCGGCGATGGCCAGAAAAGGCGACATCTCCAAAGCCACTGTTTCAACTGACGAGTACATCAAGCACCTTCAACGAGTCAAGGGCGGGTTTGATGATGTGCCTTTTCTGCAACTTTTTAAAGATGAAATTGGGGTTCCATCAAAGCCCCGAATTTCCGGTCATGAGGGCCGTCACCGAAATATGGCTATGGCCGAGAATCAAGAGCCGGCAGGCTTAGTACAGGTGTTTACAAGGGGCGACTTACGCGAGGGTCTTCCTCGCCGCCATCAAGACGAATACATCAACGCTCTCAAGGACGAACTTGAATTGAGCGGGAACCTAGTGTTCCCTGAGTCCAGTCCAATGTATGGCCGACCGCCAGTTGATTTCCCTGATGTGTACGCCAAAGGCGGGGAGGTACACATGCAAAAGGGCGGTAACCCGCTTGATGAGTTCAGTCCCCCGCGCTACCGATCGGCTGGGCGCAGGCCGGAGAGCCAGAACGACCGCCGCGCTGCCGCCAACATGCCGGTGGACTTTGCCCGTGGCGTGGCCTCCGGCGTTCTTGGAGCCCCCGGCGACATCGAGTCGCTAGTCCGCATGCTGCCCGGCCTTGACAAGCGCACAGTGCTCCCAACGTCTGAGGACATTGAGAAGCGCATTCCTCTGCGCTCAGACACGCCTGCCGGGCGAGCGGCGTCCGGGCTGGGGATACTAGGCGGAGGGTTCTACACTGGCCCCGGAGCGCCCATACGGCTTGTTGGTGGCATACCGCAGGCGGTCTACAAGGCCGGCAAGGACTTTGTTAAAGCTGCTGGGCAGCCTGTTTCTAACGTTGTTAAATCAGCGGGAGGCAACTGGCTAACTGGTAGTGTTGAAAACGCTATGAAAACCTTGCAACAGGCAGAAAACCTTGACCGGCCAGAACAAGCCAAAGCCTTGAACAAATGGATTAACAGCAACCTGACCAACTACGTTAAGAAGCAGATGGGTACGCCGGAAGATCCGGTGCGCAAGTTAGCCGAAGAGGGTATTACGCACTTGCCCAAAGATGCGCCTATGTCGCGATACCTTGACAATGTTTGGGAACGTAGAGAATTAGCTGGGTTTCCACGCCATCAGGGGACATCTCGCCAAGCGCAAGTATGGGAATCTCTTGCTGATGAGGCAATAAAACCCAAGCGACTTGGCGACCCTATACGCACTGGGAATACAGGCGGCATGACCATGCGCCAATTGATTGAGAGTGAACCGGGCGGTAGCTGGGCAACAAAAGCGCCAGATACGCAAATGGTGAATGAGTTACAGCGCCCCGGAACCAACAGTACGCAATCTATTGCGCCAATGCTTGGATTTGACCACATTCGGGATGTGTTGCGACACGACTTGGAGGCTGGACTTATTCGTCCTGAGCAACTGAATAAGGTCAACATGGAACAGGCGGTAAAGCGAACCGCTGAGTATGACCAAGAGATGGCCAAGAAGATGGCTCAAACAAGGCTCAAGGCTACTGAGGGTATGCCGGTCCACAAGGAGTATCCGGGAGGATTCAAGTGGGTTGAGTTGACTCCAGAGCCTGCTGAGAAGTTTCGCGGAAAGCACGCCGATTACGTTCGCAAAGACTATCCTGATCTTGAGCGGACTGATCTAACCAAGTTTGAAGAGTACGTCAAAGACTCAATGAAATCATCGCGAGTAGATGACCAACAAAAACTTGCTGACGCCCTAAAATATGAGGGCGAGACGATGGGCCATTGCGTTGGAGGCTACTGCCCTGACGTTCTGGAAGGAAAGTCGCGCATTTACAGCCTGCGTGATGCAAAGGGCGAACCGCATGTGACGGTGGAAACAGCACCTTCAAAAACATTGACGCCTGAAAAAAGAGCGGCTCAAATGGATAACTTGATGCACAGGCTTCGTGGCGAAGGCATGTCTGAAGAAAAGGCGCTTGAGCAAGCAACCAAGTTGTATCCTGAGTCTGAAACTTTTCAAAATATTGTTCAGATCAAAGGTAAGGGAAACCGCGCACCCAAGGATGAGTACTTGCCATACGCCCAAGACTTTGTGAAGAGCGGACAATGGTCCGGAGTTCAAGACCTTGCCAACACTGGGTTGTACTCCGCAGAGGAAGTCGGCAACATCATGCCGCAGGGCATTAACATGAGCCGCAATGCCCGTGGTCTGGCTCTTGGTCGCGCTAAACGAGCGGGAGATTTGCCTGAGTACATGACCCGCGAAGAGTACGAAGCAATACTCCAGAAGCATGTTCCAGAAGACATTTGGAATTACGAGAAGACAAAACGTGCCGCCGAGGATGATGATTTGCTTAGGCAATTAAAGCCACCAGAAGAGCCGCAAATGGCTGGTGGTGGATTGCTAAAGTCTGGGCTAAAGAAGTTGCTAGGCGCAGCCAACGAGGCTCCCAAGGGGGTAGAGCCTATCGTAGTCAAGGCCAAGACAGAGCCCCCGTTGGTCTTTCCACGGGCCGCGCCAAAGACAAAGGAAGATATTCGACCTATGGCGCAACGGATGGCGGAACAGATGACTGGGGATTTTGTACGGCAAAACCCAAAGTTGACCACCAACCCTGCTGGCAAATCACGCAAGCAATTTGAAAAAGAGCGAGAGATACCTCTTGAGACACGACGCCTGACGCAAGAACAGCCGGCCCCATTTGTTGATTACGAGTCAAAGAAGGGGCACGTTCTTTTGGGGGTTCCGGGTGATCCAACATTGGGAGGGGTTGCCCAACGCGGAACGTTTGAAGAAATAACCAAGCCTACGGTTGAATTGACGCGGGTTGGAAACGTTACGCCTGACCAGCCTGTTCCGTTGTTTGGTGGGCCACGTTACGGAGACAAAAATAAGTTTTGGGCTTCTAACTACGGGGCGGCTACTCCAATTCAAAATTCAGCCAATGATCTTTCCAAGCTGTACGACGCGCCAGTGCTTGGCCAATTTATCAAGATGTCTCCGGACTCTGCAAACTTTGCGTTGCACAATCTTGACTCTCTATTGGCAATACAACAGCCTGAGAAACTAAACAAAGGTCCTTTGCGCAAATTGAATAGTTTGGTCAAACAAGGCTCTCCAAAGTACGGTAATTTCCCCGGATTTGTTGGGTTTGAAGACCCTATTGACGTTTTGCTTCAATCTCAACTTAACTCAAAGTTGCGCAAGCACATTGCCGAAATACTGACCAAGCCAACAATTACTGATAGTCTTGGCCTTCCAAATGGTTTGGATGTTGTAGCTGCAATCACGCATCCACAACTACGCAATCTTGAGACTGGAGCAAGCGGTTTCTCAATTGGGGAACTGCGACCCGGATCAGATCTAAGACAATTTAGGAGTGAGCACCCGACATACGCTACCGACATTCCCGGTTCATTTATTGGACAGAGTCGGTATCCAATCCCGGCAGAACTCGCTTTTCCTGACACGATGTCATACGCTCGCAGTCAATTAACACCCGGGGCTCAAGAGTTCAACATGATGAAAATGCTTGGGCCGCGTGAACGTATTGACCAGCAGTATATTGATGAGATGAAAATGTACGAAGAACTTATGAAGCAATACACAGGCAAGAAAAAAGGCGGACTTGCCGAAGCAGACGAATTGTGCGGCTGCCACAATTGACCGAGGACAAACACCATGGCAACCCAATTCCCCATAGACCCAGAGTTCAACCGATTTGTTGGCGGCAATCCAAACCAAGACAACGAGGCTGGTGCAGAGGTCGTTGACATGCCTGAGATGGACGACGCAGAGTTAGAAGAGCTTCCAGACGGCAGCGTTCGCGTCACCCTTGACACCAAGGGTCCTATGGACGATGAGGACTTTTACCAAAACCTGTCTTCCAGCGACTTGATTAATGACGTTGACCTTGGCAGTCTAGCCCTGCGGTACATTGAGCTAGTCGAGAAGGACAAGGACGCACGCAAGCAGCGCGACAAACAGTACGAAGAGGGCATCAAGCGCACGGGGATGGGCAATGACGCCCCCGGTGGGGCTAATTTCAATGGCGCGTCTAAGGTTGTCCATCCTGTAATGGCTGAGACATGCATTGACTTTGCTTCTCGCGCCATCAAGGAGATGTTCCCGCCTGACGGCCCAACCAAGACCAAAATCTTGGGCGACGTCGATGAGGAAAAGACGGCAATTGCAGAGCGCAAACGCGACTTCATGAACTGGCAACTTACCGAGCAGATTGAAGAATTCCGCGACGAGCAAGAGCAGATGCTGACCCAGTTGCCACTGGGCGGCTCGCAGTATCTGAAGCTCTGGTACGACCAGAAGAAACGTCGCCCGTGCGCTCAGTTCCTGCCAATTGACAACGTCTTGCTTCCCTACGCCGCTGGCAACTTCTACACCGCCGAACGGTTTACAGAGGTTGATGACATCTCCGACTGGGATTACAAGCGCCGGGTAGCGTCTGGCCTGTACCGCGACACGGTTCTATCCCGTTCGACCATGGACCCGGAGATGACCGGATCGCAGAAGGCAACCAACAAGGTTGAGGGCAAGTCTGAGAACGACAACGAGGATGGTTTGCGTCGCCTGTACCATGTCTACACATGGCTGGAACTGGAAGACGACCCGGTTACCAAGGGCGAGTCGGCCCCTTACATTTTGATGATTGACGACCTGTCTACCGAGGTGGTTGGCCTGTACCGTAATTGGGAAGAGGGCGACGACACCATGACCAAGATGGACTGGGTGATTGAGTTCAAGTTCATTCCATGGCGTGGCGCTTACGCAGTTGGCCTGCCACAACTCATTGGAGGGCTCTCAGCGGCTCTTACAGGCGCTCTGCGTGCCTTGCTGGACTCTGCCCACATCAACAACGCTGCAACGCTCCTGAAACTCAAGGGCGGCAAGATCTCTGGCCAGTCCCAAGAGATTGAAGTTACGCAAGTTGTAGAGATTGAGGGCGCTCCGGGCGTGGATGATGTGCGCAAAATTGCCATGCCCATGCCGTTTAACCCGCCATCGCCGGTACTTTTCCAGCTTTTAGGCTGGTTGACCAACGCCGCCAAGGGCGTGGTGACCACCGCAGAGGAAAAGATTGCTGATGTCAACAGCAACACCCCTGTTGGCACCACTCAGGCGCTTATTGAACAAGGCGCAGCCGTTTTTAGCTCTATTCACGCCCGTTTGCATGAGTCTCAGGGTCGCGTTTTGAGGGTTTTGAGCCGGATCAACCGCTGGTATCTGGATGACATGCAGCGTGGGGAGGTTGTAGAGGATTTGGAGGTTAAACGCGAGGATTTTGCCCGTGTAACCGACGTTATTCCTGTTTCTGACCCGCACATCTTTAGTGAAACCCAACGGATGGCCCAAACCCAAGCGGTTATGGCTGTGATGAAGGACAACCCGGAGATGTTCAACAAGAAGGTGGTAATCCAACGCTTTCTAAAGCAAATCAAGGTGCCCGGAATCAACGAAATTATGGTTGATGTGCCATCTCCGGTCAAGATGGACGCTGCCAACGAGAACGTTGCTATGGCTATTGGCCAAGGGGCCTATGCTTACCCCGAGCAGGACCATCTTGGCCACATCCAAGCCCACTTGGACTTTGCAAAGAGTCCTATTTTTGGTGGCAACCCCATCATTGCGCCGACGTACCTTCCAAAGTCGGTTGAACACATTAAGCAGCACATTGTGCTTTGGTACTTGGGCCGCATGACTGGTTACGTTCAGAAGGCTATGGGCAAGAAGTTGCCAGATTACGACTTGCAGAAAGATCCCAAGGCCGTGGACAAGTTGTTTGCTTTGGCATCGCAGCACGTTGAGATGGACGCTGACCAGACGCTCAAGGGCATCATGCCTGTCATCCAGCAGTTGGTACAAGGTCTGCAACAGTTCAAGTTACAGCCGCAGATGACGCCGGACACCAAGGTCCTGCTCGACACCAGCATGGCAGAGACCCAACGCCGCGCCAAGCGCGACGAAGCGGAGATGGGACTCAAGGACAAAGCTTTGGCAGCCAAGATCCAAATAGACATGGCCAAGCTTCAACAAGACCAACAGCAAGCAATGGAAGACTTGGAATTGAAGTTGGCTATTGCTACTGGCGACCGAGACATGAAAGAACGTATCGAAACAGCCCGGTTAACACGCGATGCGGCAAAGCTCAATTTCGAGCAAGTCAAGGCTGAACCAACCCAAGGAGCTAACTATGGCAACCAGTGATCAGGAGCAAAAGAGCGTGCAGGTTCCCCAGCACAAGCGCATGGCTATGGGCGAGAAGATTGATGGCCAGAGCATGAAGGGCAGTACCCCTGCCAAACAATCTGGAGGTTTGTCACAAGCAAAGAAAAAATGAGAACCCTTTCGGACTTGATTGGTGGAATTAAGGCTAGGCAGGCTGGAATAGCCGCGTCCCTCGTTGCTGGTAATGCGACGAACTGGGAGTCTTACATTCGATTAGTCGGTCACAACGCGGGTCTGCAAGAGGCCCTCGAAATTCTTGATAACTTGATGAAGGAAGATGAAAATGAGTAACCCGGTAGCTTCTAACGAAGCTGAGATGGCTTGGGCTTTCCCGAGCGTAGATCCCGGTGCAAAACCTCTTGGCGGACGACTGCTTGTGCAACTCCGTCGTACAAAAAAGGCAACAACTGCATCTGGAATTATCTTGGTCGAAGAAACCAAGGAAACCGAAAAGTGGCAAAACATGGTGGCCAAGGTCATCGAGATCGGACCGCTGGCATTCAAGCATCGTGACACGATGTTGGGCTGGCCCGAAGGGTCTTGGTGTGAGGCTGGCGATTTCATTCGCGTCCCCAAATGGGGTGGCGATCGTTGGG